TTCTTTCTGGTGCAACTCCTGGAGTTCACTGGGGACCTGGAGGAAACTTCTTCCTTCGTGCAGTTCGATTTGGAAACACAGATCCAATGATGCACTTGTTCAAAGCAGCAGGGTACACAATTGAAGACGACGTAGTATCAGCAAATACATCAGTAGTTTATTTCCCAATTAAATCAGGTCATCCAAGATCTGAAAAGGATGTTACATTGTTTGAGAAGATTGCACTTGCAGCAACTGCTCAGAAGTACTGGTCTGACAATGGTGTTTCTGTAACCCTTTCATTTGACAAGGAAACAGAGTCAAAGCATGTTGTTCCAGCACTTCATATGTACGAAGGACAACTAAAGGCAGTCTCATTCCTTCCAATGGGCAATCATACATACCCACAGCAGCCATATACTCAGATTACTGAAGAGCAATATGAGTCATATATTGGCAAGTTAAAGCACATTGACTTTGCTGCAATCTACGACGGTGTGGATAATCTTGAGGCTCAAGGTGAAGCATACTGCACAACAGACTATTGCGAAATTAAAATAAACAAGTAGTCTTCTGTGGTAAAATAGACCTATAATGTCTACTCCATCAAACCTATATGCAGAAAAGGTGTTTGCAGAACACCCAATAGGGCTATGGGCACTTGATGATAATGCGGACTATGTGTCTTTAATTTCTGAAGACCAAAGAATGATTTCTGACGCTACAAAGTGGGATGTGATTGGCGGAGTTGCTTCTAATTTTACACAATCATTGGGCGAACCATTTATTAATAGTTTTGTTGGAAGAGTTATAGCAAATCCTACATCAGATGAAAATGCATCAGTAGTTTTGAGAAGCAAGTATTCTATAAGTCCTTCCGATCTAAATGAATATTTAAGAACATTCTCGATAGGGTCCTATTTGTATTCAGAAAGTTCCTACATTTCTGGGTTTGAAATTGGATACCAATACACAGACACTACAAGTGGCCAAGAGGTAATTAATTTAAAAAGTTTTGACTCAGTGATAAATAGTAGTTGGGTCTTTGTGTCAGAAACATTTGACACCCCAGAAACAGAGTCTGGTCTTAAACTTCTTATTAAAATTAACTTTGTAGGAAATTCAGAAACAGATAATATTTTTAGAATAAATGGAATAACATTTGGACAGTGGTCAGAAGAATTTTCTTCAACTTCTTTAGGAACTAACCTGATTGACATTCCTTCATCTATATCTATTGCACCACAAAAGGGTATTATTGCAAGATGCTACGGGCTTCAGGAATTAAATGCATACTATCTTGCTAGTGATAATATGCTAAAGGCAAAAAATTCTGGAATTCCTTTGGTCTATGGAGCATCTGGACATACAACTTTGTACGAAAATGTTGATTTACCATCCCTCATAGTTCCTGGTGAAGGAATGCTAAACAAGTCTGGACAGTACCAGCAATATACGCTAGAAACATGGCTCAGAGTAAATTCTTATACAAATAGTGTAAAAAGAATAATTGGGCCTATAGGATCTTCTGATGGAATTTATGTAGATGGTCCATCAATAGGTTTAAAAATTGGCAATGAGTATAAAACAAATTATATTGGGGAATGGACAAGGCCTATTCTTGTTCATTTAAAAGTAGGCAAAGATAGTGCTTCTCTTTTGATTAATGGAGAAGAGGTAATTTCTATTCCCTATTCACAAGAAACAGCAGTCCTGCCATCAAAAATTATTAATGGAAAAGATCAAGACTGGATTGGGTTTTATGCTTACGACGATGTGTCTCCTATAGATATAGACTGTGTTGGAATATACCCATACTTGGTTGCTAATCAAGTTGCAAAAAGAAGATATGTCTTTGGCCAGGGTGTCGAAGTTCCAGAAAACATTAATACATCCTATAGCGGTACATCAGTTGCAATTGATTACTCTTTTGCAGACTATACAGCAAACTACTCCTATCCAAAAACGGGATCTTGGAATCAGGGCTTTAGTGATAACGTTTTGACAGCAAATAAAACTCTTTCTGTTATCTCTCACCCACTGCCACAGGTTGTGCTTTCTTCTAAGACAAAATCTGAATTATTTGAAGATAACAGGGTTATTAATAGAGTAGAAAATCCTACAAACTTTTTTTATGATTCAAAAGAATACTTTTCCTTTAGGCCAAACCCTTCCTGGGACAGCGTGTCTGGGTACCTGTTCTTTGAAAATTTTGATGTTTTAAATACTCCCATATCAGCATTCTATGGCTGCTTCCAGTTAAAAGGTAACGCAACAACTCCACAAACAATATTTAAAATTGAAAAAGAAAACACATCTAGTTATTTTACAATACAACTAGAAAATAATATCTTAAAGTACATAATAAGTATAAATGGTAAGTCGGAAGTATTGTATTCTTCTGAAGTTTTAATTCAAAATGAATTTTTTGAAGCAGGCATTAATATCCCTAAGTTTGTAGAGATATTTGGAAATCCAGCATCAGACTTTTTTGGATCTTTTTCAGACCTAAGAATGTACGTTGGAGGAGACAAGGCAAGCAGCACAACTTTTACTGGTAAGATTTATAATGTTGGCTTTGCAACAAAGTACAACTTTCAAAAAATTAAAAACTTATTTAATGAGGTAGGCGTTCCAAAATTAAACGAAGACTTATTTTTTGTTTATCAAAGAAATGAAATAGTAGATATTGACGCAGGAATTGACACAACTTCCTTGCCACCATATGGAGGACTAACAGATACGTATCCAGGAGCAATTTCTGGAGGAGGAGTAGTTCTTTTAGAGGAAGACTTTTTGATTGAGCATACAGCAAGTTACACTTTAGTTCCAGACATATTATTTGATAGATATACCCTGGCTGTTTCATCTAACGCTTACTGGGAAGACAATCTTCCATTAACATATTTTGCAGAGTCTGTTTTTGATAAAAGAGGAGATCAGTATTTTGATCTTGATTTTATTCAGTTTAATATTAACTATCCAATTCCAACAAAAACAATTGCTATAGAAACTAAGCCAGATCAATGGACTTATGGAGATCTTGCTAATGAGTATGGCTCTCCAGTACAAAGAACATATGCGTCTTTAGATAACTATCTATTTACTGGATACGATGATTACGAAGATTTAAAAAATAAAATAGCAAAAGACTATTTTTATGATACTGATGGAGCACTTGTAAAAACATATGTAACGTTTCAGTACACGGAACTTGGAGCAAATGCAACATCTTCCTATTTTACTAAAGTGGAAAGACCTTCGAGAAATGGTGTGTTGATTCCAGGACCTGATTGGATGACAACAAAATATGAGGTTGTGGACAACATGATTATATATCCTCCCTCTGGAGTTGACATCAACGACCTGTCAATAGTTACACACATAGATATTAATGTAAAAAACTCTGAAGTGAATAATGTAAGTATTAAAAATATGTCTTATGCTTCTCAGGCACTTAATGAATCAGACGCAAGTCCAATTGGGACAAGGTTTGGAACCCCCATATATCCTTATACAAAAACTGGAATTTACTATAACTTTAAAAAGAATAATCCATTTTCAATTTATAACGCTTCGTCACCATACCTTTACCTAACTAAAACAAGTGGAATTCAACTAAAGGGAACTTATGATCCACTGGTTAATAGAGGGTTAATGATTCCAATCAACTCAAGTAGGTCAGAAGGATTTAAAGTTATTGCTATGCAACTTGCAGTTAGATTTGATGGAGACTATTTTCCATATGCTCCAACAGAGATTTTTGAAATAGAAAGCAAAGGCTCGTATATAAAGTTTTATCTAGTTGCTTGTGATCCAAGTGGAAGAAGAGCAAAAATCTATGCAATCGATACAAAAACTGGGTTGGTTCAAAATGGAATAGGCTTTTACTGGAATGGAAGAATTGTAAAAGAGCCAGTCATCACTCTTCAGGATTGGGGATTCTTGGGTATTAGTTTTTCAGATAGTCTAGATTTTTCATATTTTGAGGGAGCAATCAGACTAACGGGACCGTTGCTATTTAATAATATATCATTCTATCAGTCAACAAACCTTCAAGAGGTTCAAAATGTTTCTGAAAGACCCTGGTTCAGGGTTAAGGTCCTTAATGCTACTGAGTTAGACTGGAAATTTTGGAATACTGGGTCTTTTAACTGGAATAAGGTTCTTGTTCTGTCAGAAACTAGTTATTATGGTGTAAACCCATCAGAGGTTTATAAGAGTTATACAGGAACAAATAAGATCATAGTGGACGACGATAAGGTTTTAAGGTTTGGAAATTATAAATATACAGGGCATTCAGACGTAGGCTGGAAACAAATAGTCGTTGATCCAGTTTAATATGGTATACTTGTAGTTATGGATTCGCTAATAGACCCAAAAACTGGTCAACCAATTGTAAAGAATGTTAGAAGACAAGTCATTGAAAAGAACTATGACTGGGGTCTTTATGTGTACAAGAAAGCAAATGGAAAATGGTTTACAGATGGAACTGGATCTGTTCTCAATATCCCTTCGGACAAAAATGATATTTCAAGAATGGCAGAGTTAAAAAAGACTGCAATGCACTATGGTGATCCAGGAGACGGAACATGTGTGTTTGTTCCAGGATTAACAAGAGTAACAGAAGAAGAGTATTCAGAGCAAGTTGATCGTTTAAAGGCTGGACTAATTCCTTCGCTAAACGACCTTGGCGCTGTCCAGGCAGCAAAGGATACAATTGCCAAGTATGGAGATGAGGACTAGTCATGCAAGATAACGAGTATGAAATTGGGGCAAGAATTGATGATGCACCAAAGAAGGATGATTCTTTCTCTAAGTCAGATCCGTTTAATGGTAACTGGGAAACACTAAAAACTCTAGATGGTTTAGACGCAAACTTTAAAAGACGAACAAGCAGAATGTCAACCAAGATGGTTGAGCCAACGACACAATATACAACTGCAGCACTTGCTGGAAAAAGCGGCATTGATGGAGCACAGTCAAAAGAAATAAACCCAGGCTTAGTGTATGTAAACGGATACGGAATGTTTGATGTTATTACTCCACCATGGAACCTTTATGAATTAGCAAACTACTATGATACTTCGTTTGCAAACCACGCAGCCATTGATGCAAAGGTAGAAAACATTGTAGGTCTTGGATATGAATTTAAGGTTTCTCCAAGGACAATGCTTAGACTTGAAGCATCAGAAGATAATAGTGCAACACAAAAGGCACGAAAGAGAATTGAAAGAGCAAAGATAGAAATGCGTGACTGGCTGGAATCTCTTAATGATGATGACTCTTTCACGGCAACTATGGAAAAGGTTTATACAGATCTGCAGTCAACAGGAAATGGCTACTTAGAAATTGGAAGAACAACTCGTGGAGAAATTGGATACGTTGGACATATACCAGCAACAACAATGCGAGTACGAAGAATCAAAGATGGATATGTGCAGATCATTGGAAACAAAATTGTATATTTCCGTAATTTTGGAGCAAAGAATCAGAACCCATTAACAACAGATGCCAGACCAAATGAGATTATTCACTTTAAGCAGTACTCGCCTCTTAATACGTTTTATGGAGTGCCAGACATTATGTCGGCTATCAACTCATTGCATGGAGATTCATTAGCCTCACAGTACAATATTGATTACTTTGCAAATAAAGCAGTGCCACGCTATGTTGTAACGTTAAAAGGTGCAAAACTTTCTGGAGATGCAGAAGACAAGATGTTTAGATTCTTGCAAACAAGTCTCAGAGGGCAATCACACAGAACGCTATATATTCCACTTCCAGGTGATAGCGAAAACAACAAGGTTGAATTTAAGATGGAGCCCATCGAAGACGGCATACAGGACGGCTCATTTAAAGAGTATCGTAAGCAAAACCGTGATGATATCCTAGTAGCACATCAAGTGCCACTGTCTAAACTTGGAGGTGGCGATTCTGGTTCTATTGCAGCAGCACTTGCACAGGATCGCACCTTTAAGGAGCAGGTTGCAAGACCAGCACAAAGACAATTAGAAAAAATGATCAACAAGATTGTTCGTGAAAAGACAGACATTATTGAGTTTGTATTTAATGAGTTGACATTAACTGATGAAATTGCTCAGTCTCAAATTCTTGAAAGATATGTTAAGAATCAAATCATCACTCCAAACGAAGCAAGAGTTGTTTTAGATATGCCACAAAGAGATGGCGGAGATGATGTTCTAGATCTAAGCCCAGCAGCATCTGCAGAAGCAAGAACGACAAGGACAAGAGATGCAGAAAGAACAAACAATAATTCTGATAGTGCTTCAACTGTTGCGGGTCGTAATCCAAAAGGCGAAGGGCGATCTAGTCAATAATGAAGTCTATATATAGAACTAATTTTTTTAATGATGATGATTTTAGCAAAATAAAAAAAAGCGTTTATGACAAAATAAATGATCAGTTTGGCCTTACTTATGGAGAAGACTGTACAAGAAACTATAGAATAACTTTTCTACCAAACGATATACAGAATATATTGCTAGATAGAGCAAAGCAAGAAACTGGGGATGAATCAATACAGATTCTGTATAACCAAATAGTCAAATATCAAATTAAAGATGGGGTATCCCCAAAACTAAAAAAGCACAAAGATGCAGCAGTTGGTGAGTGGGTCATGGATATAGTACTTGATTGTACAATTGACTGGCCAATAGTTATCGACGATCATAGTTTTTCAAACATCCCAAACTCTGTAACATTTATTAGGGGCGAAGAAGAACCTCATTGGAGGCCAGACTTCCCTTCTGAAAATGAAGAAGATTATGTTTTGCTTCTTTTTGTTCACCTGGCCAACAAAGATAGTAGGCATGCAGAGGTTTGCAGAGAAGTGCTTAAAATGGGTGAAGACAGGGCAAATGCTTTTTTAATGTCAGTGGTACCATCATGGGGAAGCAATTACAGCGCATAGGGTTTTAAGTCTCAATATTCAAGATATGAAAAAAAGGTGGTATATAATATAATGGTGAGCAATATATCTAAGGCCCATTGGAATTCAGATGGGGAAAATCTTCGTCTTTCGATGCCTTTCAATAAGGTAGACAAGGAACGACGTATCGTTTCAGGTTTTGCATCTCTAGACAATCTAGACAAGCAGATGGATATTGTAACATCAGAAGCATCAATGAATGCATTTGCAAAGTTTCGTGGGAACATAAGAGAAATGCACCAACCACTAGCAGTTGGCAAGATGATTAACTTTAAAGAAGACAAGTACTTTGATCCAGAATCAAAGAAGTTCTACAAGGGTGTTTTTGTTTCTGCATATGTTTCAAAAGGTGCACAAGATACTTGGGAAAAAGTTCTTGATGGAACGCTAACTGGTTTTTCTATTGGTGGAAGAATGAATAAGTGGGATGATGGATACGATGAGAAGTCAGAAACACAGATTAGAATTATTAAGGATTATGATTTGGTAGAGTTGAGTCTTGTTGATTCACCAGCAAATCAGTTTGCTAATATTGTTTCTGTTGAAAAGGTTGATGGCGTAGATGTTATCAAGGCAGACGATACAGTGCTAGAAAATGTTTTTTATGATAAAGAAAATGGAATTGTAATTTCATCTGAAAATGAATCAGAACTTAGCCCCGTTACTGGAGAGCAGATGGAAAACATAGGGTTCGTTGAAAAAACGGATAATGAAAAAACAACAATGATAAAATTCTTAGTTGATAGTGCTAAAGGCATTAATACTTCTAAGATTAACAAGGAGGTACAACCTATGACAGAAAACACAGAAGCAG